TTCAGCAATGGCCGGAGCCAACTTTCCCAGCAGGGCATTGGCTTGCTCGTTGTTCAGGCCTGCGCCCTTGGCAAACTCGCCAAACGCTTCCAGCCCTCCCTGATCAAACTCGACACCATCCGGCAGCTTCCAGTCGTAGGCATCAGGAACGCCATCATCAGCGGCGGCGTCATTCTGCTGTCCCGAATCCGCAGGGGGCGCGTCGGCAGCCGGAGCATCTGCGGCAAGCGCATCTGCCTGAGGAGCGTCAGCAGCGGGATCAGTCATCAGTGTCATTCTTGGCCTCTTGCATCATTTTGATGTACTCGGCTGGAGCCAGGCTGTTGACGGTTGCCAGCAGGGCCAGGCCCGAGTTCCGGTTGCCTTCGTTGAACGCCATCGCCATCGCGTCTGAACTGAAAGATGACCGGAACACCCCAGCCCTCTCCAGCATCCGCCAGACGATCCGCCTGCCTTGTGCCGTTGCCATAAGCCACCGGTAGTCGGCTTGTTCGGTTTCTCGCGCCAGCCGCTCCTTGGTTTTCTTGCGGTCGCGCTTTGCGTCTTCGTTCGGCATTTCCATGATTGCACTCTACTCAGAGCCAAGCGGGTTATATGCCCACCCGGATGACGCCGCCGATGATGGCGGCTCCGATCAGCCCCACCACGGAAACAACCCCGGCCGTCACCCAGCGGCGCATTTCAACCAGGCCCGGCATGTTGGCCTCGATTTCGCGCAGGCGAGGATCAAGGCTCATCGGAACCTGCATGCGCAGCTCGTGGACTGATACCGATATTTTCTCGATGGCGCCGAATGCGCGGGTTATTGCTTCACGAGTCTCGACATGCTGCTCCTCCAGCCGCACCAATCGCTCCAGGCTGTTACTGATGGCCTGCTGCGATTCCTTCAGCGAGAAGATGACTTCCCGCATTTCGCCCTGCTCCTGCTCAACCCTGCGCAGGCGCTCGTCAGTTTGATAAAGGAGTGCGTCGGTCATTTGTTCGGCCACTCCCGCATCACCAGTTGAGCGATAAAGCAGGCGATGGCCACAGCAAAGGCGATCATGCGCAGTTGCCAGGGGATGACCACATCCCCCAACTCAAGGAGGACAGACTGAGGCGAAACAGCAAACAGCATGGCGATGCCGCCAATGCCGCCCCAGCTGGACGGCTCAGTGATGCGGGATCTGGTGACTTTCATTTGGCAACCACCGGGACAGGACAAACGGAGATGGTGACCTGCGGGCAGACCGGCATTTGCGCGCAGCCTTCCAGCAGCATCAGGATGATCAGGTAGCCAATGGCGTGCATTTTCATTTCGGAAGCCCCTGTCTTGTGCCATTGCGGTCAATAGTCAGCACTTGCCCGCGAGGCGCCACCTTGACGAACGAGACATGAACCCATGCCCCGTACTCCAGAATTAGTTGATCAAATTGGATATGGCTGCGGGCAATTGCACGGGCAATCTGCTCCGGAGTGCCGAAGGATGGCGCAGTGAAATCAACAGCCTGCCCGCGGAGGTGTTGGCTGTTCTTGCTGCCGTTGATGGCGTCGTTGACCTTCTGGCAGCGGTATCCGGATGAGACAAGGACAGGAACACCCAGCAGGGCGCGAACCCGGTCAAGTTGCTCTGCGGTATAGCGGAGGTTCAAGAGAGCCTCGGCGTCTGGAGTGTTATCAATGCCGTGCCTGCTGGCATAACCCGACTGGATCAACTCCTCAAGCGTGAAGTAGACGGACATCCTCATTGCAGCACCCCCGGACTGGTGTACCCGCTGAACATACCAGCCACATCGGTAAGACCGTTCTGGCTGGTGGTATCAGTGGCCGACAGATCCTTGGCGGTCGCCGCCGCCTGCTGGATCATGGCCATCTGCTCCTGTCTGGCCTGCGCCTGCGCACGGGCATTTCGCAACGCATCCGCCTCCTCCTTGCTCACCAGTAGGTCGGGATCGACGCCCAGATGGTCTTGTAGCTTGTCAGCCAGCGCATCAGCATTCAGGCGGTCTAGGATTTCCGGCTTAACCTGCGCGACATTGGCCAGCGTGCTGACAAAGCGGTCGATACTGTTGACGCCGATGGCTCTTTGCGCCTGCGCCAGCATGGAGACAAACTCAACATTGATCTCGGAGCCCTGCATTGATTGCGGAGGCGGCGGCAGCAGGCCTGCATCGGCCATATAGCCAAAGGTCAACTCGATCAGCGGATCCAGCAACTCGTTGTCCAGTCGCTCGACAACCGGCCCGAGCATCAGCATTTTCTCCTCGTGCCGCTCCGCCACTTCGGTTGCTGTCATTTGCGTGTTCACGCTGTTCGCCAGCATCAGAAACATATCGGCGTAGAAGGCGTTATTGATGCGACTGCGGACATCATTGATGTCTTCAAGCAGGTGGCTCAGGTCCAGATTGACCTCGAACGCTGTCCTGATGGCGCTGGTCGGTGCGTTCATATCGACGTAGGTTATGCCGCCAGGAAGCATGTCCAGTTCACGGTTTTTCAAGCCAGCCGGCACTTGCAGAGGCGGGTTCGTCTTGTAGTCGATACCTTGGCCCTTGCGCAGTTGCTCATGCGCCAGCTGCTTGATGTCACCCAGCGCCTCCATGCCGGGGCTGTTGCCGTAGATGTCGCCGCCGGATGTCGCCCAGCGAGGAGCCAGCACCGGGAACCGCTTGAACCCGGACTCGCGCAGATACTTGCCGTCTTCAGCCCCAAGCTCCATGTAGCAGGACCGGAACGGCATGTTCAGATTGTCGGACTTGGTCTTGTCGTATTCCTGACGCGGCTCAATGGCATGGATGACGGTGATCCACTGATCCATGTTGCCGGAGTGATATGCCTGGCGGACGGTGTCCGACACGTTATCAATGCCAAACTCGCCAACCAACTGCGATACAGTCATGCCGAACTCGCGGTACAAGGTGTCAACCTCTCCGCGGTAATTGGTGCTGATGGCATACTCGCCAATGGTCAGAGGGTAGCAGCGAATCACATCCTTGTAGTCCGGCAAGACCAGCATGGCGCCAGTCCCGAACGCGCCCAACTCCTCATAAACCATGTGGAGGGCACGGTACAGGTTTGAGCGATGGAAGATGCGTCGCATGATGTCGGTCACATCCGAGCACCACTCGCGGACCTCGTAGGAGTCTCCAGCCTCGGAACCGACCAAATCCAGCCGGAACCACGGACGAGCCGGGGAAGTCATGCCCGCCATCAACCCGGCCGACAGGATCCGCAAGGCTCCCATGCCGGTGCGATCCAGAATCTTGCGGTGCTTCTTGCCGCCATCATTGGTTTTGGACTTGCCGAAACGCCCAGCACGCGGCAGCAGGTTTTCGCTGATTTCCTGCCAGTGCGAGTCCCAGGAACTGCGCTCATTCTTGAGTGCTGCCCACCGCTTTTTGATGGAGTTTTCCATGCGTCAGCTCCCGAGCAGCGTGGTCTTACCCAGCGTTGCAGGAGTCTGTACGCCTTGCGGGCCTGTCAGCATAGTCCCGCCAGCAATCGGCGATCGATTCGATGCCGTGATCCCGAACAGGTTCGGCTTCTTCCGGTTAGCCAGATTGAACTGGCGCTCGGCCTCGGCAGCCTGACGGCGCAACTCGGCGGCCTGATCGGCGGCAACGGATTGCGCATGCTTGTTGGACATGACGGATTCGCGGATACCGAAGGCCACGGCGGTAACAACGGCAACCATGATTAACTCTCCTTCCGCGCGGTCAGCGCCGGATAATCCCTGACGAACAGGCGCGCCTCGATGGCGTCCACATCGCGCAGGTTTTCAGGGTTCGGGTGGATGTTGGTCATGACGGCGTCAGCAATGACAACGCCGACCTTCTTGACGCCAGGGCGGCAGATGAACGTCGCCGGGGCCGAAAATGTCTTGATTCCGTCCTCGGTCAGTATCCGCAGACTGCCCTGGCTGATGATGTTGGCGTGCTCATCCAAATGGATGGCGCCGGTCAGCACGGTCCCCGCCGGAATGAAACCCTCGCGCAGGTACAGGCCGTCGCTGAAAATATGCTTTACCGGGATGGGTTGTTGTGGAAGGGTTGCCAGCCAGTCCTCGAACTCCTGGATGGCGGCGCGGACAGCAGGCTTTTCGTCGTCGGAAAAGACAACGTCTGATGTGTTTTCATCGGACAGCAAGGCGAGCGCTTTCATGCTCGCATCATGCTGTGGCGGTTATTGGTTATATGCCCTCTCAGGCATAGGGGTCATAATCAGCCCGCGATCGCTTTGTTCGGTGCGCATCAATCGGAGCCCGCTTGCTGACCGGATAGGCGAAGGACAGGATCAGGGAGTCGGCCCGGTTCGGCGACGGAATGCCCCGAGCCTTCATGTCCTTCTTTGCCTCAATCTGGATCTTGCCATCAACCCTCGGAACGGTTTCAGGCGATTGCAGTTCATCGCGCAAGGTCGGATCCTCCGGAAGGCATCCTCCGGCACGCAGCCAGTCTCGCGCCTGCTTCCACATTTCCGCCCGCTTGTTCAGGCATCCCGGGTCATTCGACGCCGATGCAAACCATACCAGTGTCCATGACCGGCCCATTCCTTCCCCGGCCGACACAATGCCCGTCCCGTATCCGGCGTCGACAAAAACAGCATCGGCCTGATGCCTGTCCTCCAGATCAGCAATGATCGACGCGGCGACCAGGTCATTGTCATTCTTCGGCATGGTCTTCAGGATGGTGAACACCAGGCCCTGCCGCAGGCCGATGACAAACTCGTCATCACCTTCCCACGCCGGGTCGACCGTGATGATCTTCGGCGCAAACTCGTATTGGTCCCGGCGCAGGCCTCTCCCATAGGCTGCCGAGACGTCCTCCTCGCCGATGAACTGGCGCGATGACATGCTGGGGAACAGGCCGCGGACGCGAACCTTGACGAAGTCGCTGTCCTCGCCATAGTCGTCAATCCACTTTTGAATCTGCGCCTTGTTCGTTCCCTCCACCGTGCGGCTGTCGATCTGCCGGCCGTGCCAACGGTGCTTGTAGCGGCGAAAGCACTCGCGGAAACGGCCAGTGTTCCTGGTCGGATTACCAAACGCCAGCCAGATGATTTCAGTGTTTTCGTCGGTCAAAGCTCCTTCGGCGACTTCCCACACCTTGTCGGCGATAGCGGACGCCTCGTCGAAGATCAGGACAATACGCTTGCCCTGGTTGTGCAGACCTGCGAAAGCCTCGGTGTTGTGCTCGGACCACGGAACCATGTCGCAGCGCCAGGTCTTCGAGTGCTCCGGATCCAGTGAGGCAACACTGGCCGACTGCGGGTTGAACCATTGACTTGTGATCGAGAGCCGCGCCCATTTGCCGATTTCCGGGCTGGTCTTGGTGCGCAGTTGGGTGTCAGTGTTGGCGGTGACGATGACCTTGCAGTCTTCGCAGGTGGACATTGCCCAATTGATGATCATGCCGATGCAGGCTGATTTGCCAATGCCGTGACCAGATGCCACGGACAGCATCAGCGGCATGAACCGGGTTTCAGGGTTGCGCAGGTGGCTGGCAATGTCGCCCATGACTTCGGCCTGCCACTGGCGCGGGCCATCGACTGCCGCCAATTCGCCGACACCCCAATCATAGGCCAGCCTCGCCCACTTCAAAGGGTCATGCGTGCAGGATGCAGCCAACTCAATCAATTCATCGGAGGCATCAGGCATCACCACCCCCCGCCCGCTTTCGTGCCCGTGCAAGACGCTCAGCCAGGGCATCAGTGACCTTCAGGTCCAGCTTGTCGTTGAACATGCCCAGATGGCGGGCCACCGAATCAAGCGCCCCCTTCTTGTCGGCCATCTTGTACTTCAGGACATCGCCCACGCCGACCTCGGCATTGCCAACCTGGACCACCTCCAGACCAACAATGGCAGCTGCGGTATCATCATCAAGCTCATGAATTGGCCGTGGCGCGCCGGTACTGTCAAACACCTTTCGCGGGTCGAAAAATGCAATGCGCGCATATTCCTGGAGGACCCGCTCTTGCGTGATCTCCACCCGCTTCGACAATGATGCGCGCCCAGCCCTTACCGCCTCGGCAACGTGAGTTTTCCCGAGCAACTGAGGCCCGATCCATTCCGCTGTTTTTGCGCTGTATCCCGCCCTGATTGCGGCTTGCGTCGCGTTCAGGTCAATGAGGTACTCCTCGACGAATCGAGACTGCTTATCCGTCAATCCTCGGCTCATTTCAATTCCTCCCGCACAAAGCCCCAACCACCACGAAATGCCCTCAGGAGGAACCTGTCCGTCACCTCGACCACCTTCCACCTGTCCGGGGTCTGGCAGCGGATTTCATACCGGCAAATGCGCTTGACCAGCGTCTTCGACACCTCAAACTTTTCAGCCAGGGCGCTGACCGGCAGCCGATGCTCCTCGCGTAACTCCCGCATCAAATCAACATCCCGATCACTAAGCTTGCTGTTATGGTGGCCCTCTCCAATGCGCCACCCCCTGTCGTTGACCGCAACCATCACTTTCGCCATGTCTCAGCCTCCGCGCCATCATCAGCCCACGGTATTCCCATCCCCAACCACCTGCACCCGCACATACTGACCGGACAAACGTCAAGGCCGGGGCATTCCGGCTCTTGATAGTCGAACAGGTCAGGCATCATACCTCCTCAAT